TGGATGCCGGATATTAGCTATGATGATGCTATTAAAATCATGAGGACTTTTGTAAAAAATAAGCTTATCCCAAGTCAAGATAAATATACTGAAGCTCCTAAAGTGGACAAGGAGGCTGTTACAAAGTTATTTTATGACCTAGCAAGGCTGCTTTTAGGTGATTACCCAGAAACTCAAAAGTTTATTAATAGCCTAAAGCTTGAGGGGCCTGAGGATATAGATATGGCCTGGGAAAAACTCTATGAGGAAATCCTGTTAAGAAAAAGAGCATTTGAGTTTGATTGGAAGGCTAGAAAGGATGATTTTATACCTATACTAAAAGAATTAATTGTAAATAATGGGATAAATATAGAATGGCTGTTTATTACAAAGTATGGAAAAGAATATAGGCAGATGACACAGGGAGCAATCAGGCAAAGAATAAAAAAACTAGGGAAGATACTAGGGATAGAAGATTTATATCCACATAGTCTTAGAAAGACTAGTATTAATTTAATAAATAATTTAGCTGGGTTAGGATTAGCAAGTAGTTATGCTAATCATACCAGTAGTGGTGTTACAAGTAAGCATTATATTGCAAAAGCTAATCCAACAGAGATAAGAAATAGCATTATAAATGCTAGGAAAAAATTAGGTATTTTTTAGATTAATATTATAGAAATTTTTAAATTTATAAAGAAATTAATGTTATTTTTATTAAGCTTGAAGTTATTTTTTAACTTATTCTTGTTATCAAAAGAAAGAAAATCAAGACTTGCTTTCACTGTTAACCTAACAGCAGATGAAGTTATGCAATTTATGGATGGAAATTTATTCCTAGATTATCCAGAGCTTATTCCGTCTGAGCATGTCGCAATTGAGAGAAACGAGCCTTTTAAGTATCCAACTTATGACGAAGTTACAAACACTATAAGAGAAATGACTAGAGAAGAACTTATAGAAGAAGATATTGAGGTTCAACTTGCTCCTGGAGAGTACGTAGAAGATAAGAAATTAAAGGTTGTACCACAACCAAGCTCTTATCATACGTGGAACTCATCTACACATACTTGGGATATAGATATGGAAGATGTTAAAAGAACTTTCAGACACAAGTTCAGAGAAATTCTGCTAGATAAGATGTTTGGAAGTTATGAGCATAATGGAAAAGTGTTCCAGATGCAAGAGTACGATGAAATTAACTTCATGAGAGTTAAAATGGCGTTAGATATGGCTGGAGAAATAGAAGATTATGAAGTAATTAAAGAAGCTTTAGATACTTTAGGTATTCCTGTAGATGCAGAGCTAGAAGAAAAAATCAAATTGGCTATGAGAGCTGGAAAATTAAAGCAACTTTTAAAATCTCTGCCAACTCAGTGGAGATTGAAAGATAACTCTATTGCATCTATTTCATTGGGGGAATTAAATCTAATTTACTTCTCATGGATATTAAGAGTTATTGCTGCACAAAACAAATATACTGCTATAACTAAGAAAATAAGGGAAGTTTCAACGGTTGAAGAACTAGAAGCCATTAAATGGGATTAAATAAATTAAAGGTAGTTTTATATGGCTACCTTTTTTTAATAAGCTTAAACAAGCTCTCACAAGGTCATTTTTAGGAGGTGATTTTAAATGTATACATTATCGGAAACAAGTTTAAAAATGCTAAAAGGAGTGCATCCAAACCTGGTAAATTTTATGACAGATCTCATAAAAATAAGCCCCTGGAATTTTAAAATAACAGCTGGGGTTAGAACAGTTGAAGAACAGAACAAACTATATCAAAAAGGGAGAACTGTTCCAGGAGCAAAAGTAACTAAAGTAGATGGTTACAAGCTAAAATCTAATCATCAAGTTAAGTATGACGGGTTAGGATATGCTGCTGACATTGGAGTAATTGTAAATGGAGAGTATAAAGGAACTTGGAAAGATTTCCACTATTACCAAGACATCTACAATGCCGCTAAAAGAGCAGGACTGTTAGAAAAGTATGGTATTGAGTGGGGTGGAAATTGTTGGAGAACTTTTAAAGACGCTCCACACTGGCAAATCAAAGGTGCAGATAGAGTTGCTTATAAATAAAGGAGATAGATATGGAAATGACTAGATTAAATACAACACCTGTTGACGATAAATATTGGGAAGTTTTAGAAGATTATACTTACAGAACATCTAAGGGACTTGTGACTGTTCCAAAGGGTTTCAGAACAGATTATGCCTCAGTCCCAAGAGTTTTTAGAAACATAATCAATAGCTATGGTAAGCATGGGAGAGCGGCAGTAGTCCATGATTGGCTATACTCTGGCCAGTGTACTTTAGATGTTACTAGAGAGGAGGCCGACAAAATATTCTTAGAGATTATGACAGAATGGGGAGTGGGTGTAATTAAAAGAAATTTAATGTATAGAATGGTTAGACTTTTTGGAGCTAGCCATTTCAGAAGGGGTGAGTAAATTGGAAGATTTTTTTATAAGTGCTAAAAATGGAATTGCTATGGTTTGGACTGGTTGGATATCTGTTCTTGTTTGGGCTTTAGGGGGCTTTGACTTATCCGTAAGGGTCTTAGTATTTCTTATGCTGGTGGATTATGTAACTGGAATTTGGGCTGGATACATAACTAAAACAGTTAATAGTGCTAGAGCCTATAAAGGGATAAGTAAGAAAGTCTTTATACTTATAATAGTTTCATGTTCCTCAGTTATAGAACAGCTTGTGCCTAATGTTGGGATAAGAAATTTAGTTATAGTTTTTTATGTAGCAACAGAATTTTTGTCTGTTATAGAGAATGCGAGCAAGCTAGGATTGCCTATTCCTGAAAAATTAAAAATTGCATTAGAGCAATGTAAGGGAGATAAATGTAATTCTAAAGATGCGGATCCAAAAAATATTAAACCTGAGAAATTAAAAGAGAAAGATTTTGATGAAGAAATTAAATAAAATAATGGGGTAGATTTTATACTACCCCTCTTTTTTATTGCTTGAAAGTATGAATTTATCTACATTTAAAAAAAATAAAAAAAATATCAAAAATATTAAAAAAAAGTGTTGACATATACACTTGTATATGATATACTTAAATCAAGTTAAGGGAATACTTAACAAATAAAATTAAAAGGAGGTCATGAAAATGACAAAATTATGGAAAGAAGTGAAAGGATTAGTAAAAGGAACTAATGTAGACAAGGACAACTTGGATAGAGAAACAGGTTTATGTACTGTGGATCTAATTGGTGGAGAGTTCGACGGATGGGCAGTAGCTGGAAGAGTTGTGGATGGAGATTATTATGAAGTAATTATAGATGATGAAGCGATTGTCTATAACCCAGCTGAATAACAAAAAAGCCTATTAAATAATAGACTTTTTAGAAATGGTATAGTTACCTCGCTAAAGTAATTGTACCATTTCTTTTTATAAATGTAAAGGAGGATAAATGGAAAAAGATAAAGCTGTAAAAAAATATAGAACAACTGAAAAAGGGAGAAAAAACACATATTACACAAATACAAAAAGTGCATGTAAAAAATTTTTGTTGACATTATCAACAAAGGAAGATTTTGAGCTAGCAAAAACTTGGCTTGAAGAAGGTGAAAAAAGATGGAAGCTTTGATTTGAATTTATTAGTAAATTTCATATAAAACAAAAGAGGGGTATGACGTCCCCTCTTTTTCTTGGATTCTTGAAAAAAAACCCATTAACATTTACATGACCTAATTATATCATTTACGATATTTTTTTGCAACTAAAAAAATTTTGTCTGTTGTTTGTCTGTTGTAATTTTTATAATTTATATAATTTTATAAAAGTTTATTAATCTTTTAACAGTTTCAACTAATGATTTTAAGATAATTTAAAACTTTATGAAATTTTAATAAAACATATGGTGCACTCAACAGGAATTGAACCCGTAACCCCCTGATCCGAAGTCAGA